AATTTATATTTTAATTTAATTAGAAATCATGGTATAGTTGGTGCTATTAAATATATGAAAAATATACGTTTAATATGTACCCGCTATATATGTGGATCACCAATACTAATTAATAAATGATGTATTGGTACCACAAAAGATGGTTGACCTTCAAAACTATTATTTTTAAAAGATAGGATAGATAATAATAAATATTCTTATGTATTAACTTTATTAATGTTTAATAGGTGTTTTAAACCTACTAAAACTGAAATAAAGAAATTATACAAAAACATAGATTATCATTCTATCACAGATCTTCCTATAAGTGAATATAAAATTCCATCCAATTTCATAGGAAACTTTGTACAAAGTTTCAAGCTCAACTTATCAAGTGAGTCTATGGAATTTTCTTTAAGTGATATTTATTTATCATTTAAAGGAGGACCTCAAGGGAAAGCAACATTAAGTGCTTTAAATAATTTTTATAACTTTAGTTATACAATATTACAAAGACTTATGTTACTAACAACTGAGGCAGGAATTAAATATTTACTTTCTTCTTATAAATTTTGATTTAACCATCAGGACCAAGTTAAGCCATTAAAGCTTAATAAGTTCTTAGGAAAAATCTCATTTATCAATGATCCGGAGGCTAAGATAAGAATAGTTGCAATAGTAGATTACTATACACAACTATTTCTTAAAAAGTTACATGACAATATGTTTAAAATTATATTAAATAATTTTAACAATTGTGATAGAACTTATACTCAGTCCCCATATCATTGTTGAGAAGATAATAATGAGTCCTTCTGATCATTAGATTTAAGTTCCGCTACTGATAGGTTTCCAAGAGGTTTACAAATGTCTTTGATAGGCCATATGTATAATATGGAGTATGCAAAAACATGAAGTAAACACCTTGGATCAATTGAATTTGGTATCCCAACTAAAATTGGAAAATCAGTTGAGTATCTTAACAGCGTTAAGTATTCTACTGGTCAACCAATGGGAACTTATTCAAGTTGAATATCATTTACACTAGCCCATCATCTTGTAGTGCACTGATGTGCATTCCTAGAGGGACATTCTAATTTTAGTTTTAACCAATATATCATCTTAGGTGATGATATAGTAATTAAAAACGATCAAGTGGCGAAACGCTACTTAAAAGTTATCACTAAATTAGGTGTTAACCTCTCGTTAACAAAAACACATGTATCAAAAGATACATATGAGTTTGCTAAAAGATGAATTAAACACGGGAAAGAGATATCAGGAATTCCTACCAAAGGAATTATTGAGAATATTAAAAATATTAATATAGTATTTTGCATACTATATGAGTATTTTAAAATAAAATCAAACCTATATCTTTCAAAAAGTAATTTGATCGATTCTATCATGTTTCTCTACAAAGGTTTATACTTAATTAATAAGAAGGGTAGGAAATTAACCCCTCTTAGAAGATTAATGTACAAACGTAGAGACTTAATGAACTTCAGTTCTATATTAGACATCATTTTCAAATTTGAAAATGATGAAAGAAATCGTAATATATTTACTAGAAACATTACTAGTGAAATATATATGATTCCACCAAAAGATAGTATATCATCTGAATTAAAGATGATCCTCTCTATTGGGTTGTCTAATATCCTAACTGAAAATGTAGGAAGGGTTTCAGCTTTCCAATTTAAACTTTATGAAAAGTTTGATTGGTTAAAGGAAAATAGAAATGAGATGATAAATCATCCCATTTTTGTTGCCCTTTTTAATTATCTCAACAATATCCAAATCAGAACCAAAAGATGAAATGGTTCTGAGGAGATATCAGATCTTATTCAAGATATGAATATCATAGATATTGATAATACGTTTAATGAGAAAAAAGAAAAATATTCTAATATTCTCACTATAGGTAAATCTCTTAACAAAGGATTTGCTCAATTAAACCAAACTGAGGAAATAATGTATGGAAGTGCCATAGGTACTTCTTCATTAACTCCAAAGGGTAAACAATTGTGATTTTCTCGTTCAATTAATATTGAAGAGTTAAAAACAATTATGAACCAGGAATGAAAGGCTCCTCCTAAGTTAAATAGTTGAGAAGACATGAAGTGATAGAAGAACTAGAACAAATATAATCTAGCTCGGGAATAACCTCCGGTTATTGGATTCATAGAATCCCATTTTACCTTGTAAAAG